GCAACTACAAGTACCCATAAATTGGTAAACCATTTTGGAAGCTCATGAAAGTACTCGAAGAACAATTTTACCTTCTCCATGGCTGTCGGATCGTCCGACATGACTGCCCACATTAACACAATGATAGGGGCTGAGATTATAACGAGCACAAATTCGTCCTTATAATCGTTTTGTCTAGCTTCTAGCAATTTGCCTTGGTAAGTTTCCTCACCCCGAGCCATTTTCTCAGCATGCATTAATTGTGCATCAGACATAGCCATTTTAGTCTTCTGGCGGTTGGAATAAATCTTACTTCCAGCCTGTAAAGCAATTTTTGCTAGACTGAACCAAGCCATTAGTACGCTTTTGAGTTTCTTTTCTTTTCAGCCAACATTCTTTTCTGTCCGCCTACTGGCATTTCAGGTTTTCCTGTACCAATAAGGTTAAAAGCACCATCAGCTGTCGTTTTAGATCTAGGATCTATTTCAACTTGCTGGTCTTGTACTTTTACTGGCTTAATCTTATCTAATTTTTGCATTTTTGCTCCTTATTTTACTCTTCTACCTCAATAGAAGTTATACCTTGTTTTTCACTCTTTGCAAGTGATACTCCAGCTCTTAATTTTGCTAATTTTTCGTTCTGATCCATCTTATCTTCAGAAATATCTTTAGCTTGCATTAGTTTTGCTCTGTCTAANTCGNCTTTTTTCTCATCAGCCACCTTTTTACGTTCATTTTCCATCGCTCTAAGGTCAACTTCTCNTGCTTTTANNTTTAATAGAGGGTCAGAATCNAATTGAGANGTAATTTTCTTCTCTTCTTTCATAAATTCTTCAGTCATCTCTGCAATCAACACAGCTTTTCTTGCTTCTATCTCTTGTGTTAAGGCTTGAACCTGTGCAGCGACCTGCGGATTCATAGCAGCTTGCTGTTGCATCATCTGAACTTGTTGTAATTGTTCTCTAAACTCTAATTGCACCTGTTCATTTGCCATAATTGAAATGTGTTCTAAAATATTTTTTTGTATCGCAGCCATAACCATAGGATTATTTCTAACCATGTTCGTTGACATAAAGTTTAAGTGTGCTGAGATGTGTGCTCTGTGGTCTTGACCAGGAAAAGCTTGAAAAGGTTTCGAACCTAAAGCCATAATGTGTTCCATACTTGGATCTAATGGTTGCACAGGTGCCGGCGGCGGTAAAATTTGATCAATATTTTTTGTACCAATAGCTTCGTACATACCTCTGTATGCATTGTACATGTTATGAACTTGTGGATTTGATGTAGCTAATTGTAATTGTGTTTGAGCTAATGTAATTCTTTGTGACATAGAAAATATATTTGGATCTGCTACTGGCAGAATATCTATTCTGCTATCAAAGTCTGCTTGTTTAATTGTTCTTGCAGCACCTGGAACATCGTAAGGATATTCTGGTGGTAAGTATGTTGCAATGACAGAAGATAATAATTTAAATTCTTTTCTCATAGAGCCGTATAATCTTTTGTGTATTGCTGACATAACTTTAGATCCTCTCTCTAAAAGAGCTATCGTTGTACCTACAGCTGCGTTCGACTGACCTTCGCCCATCTGCATTTCAGATATGGCTGCAAATCTTTGACCTGCTTGAACCACAATACCCATTAATTGTAATAGAGTCTGTGATGGTTCTTTGTATGGTAGAGGGAAGAAAGCTTCACGTAGATTGCCGCCTGGTGCATCCACATCTTTAAATTCACCTGGTTGTATTGGTGATGCTTCATCTCTAACTCTTACACCTCTTTGTTTAAATCCTGCGGGTAAATTTGATAATGTTCCTGCATCTAATAATTGGCGGAGAGCGACTGTTGCAGTTCTACTCAATCCGCCAATCATATGTATCAATCCAAATCCGTAGAATCCTAGTCCTGGCAGAAATTTAAAGTGGACAAAATATTGGACCCTTTGTTTTTTTGGATCGTTGGGCGCATAGTTCCTTCTTATCGAAAGAACCGTTCCGTTACCCTCTTCGATTGTAACGATGTAGGGTAACTTGATACCAGTCGGCTCGCCGTCTGGACCAATGTCTTCAAAGCCCTCTAAATCTAGATCCACATGACACTCAAGAAGAGTGTACATAGGAATTTGTTTTCCAGATTTTGTAGTGCCTTCTAAGTCTTTTTCTTTTTTTGAAACTTCGTCATCAACAACTGTACCTGGGGGTGTTAATTCAACATCAGCATAAAATCCTGCTACTTGTTGTTTTCTTAATTCATTCTCAGATATTTTTACAACGTGAATAATAGCTTCTGCTTCTGCTAAACTGTTTGCTGTATAAGGTACGATTAAATCATCCGCAGGAACAAATTTAGAAACTGCTCTGCCTAATAAATCATCGTAGTAAATTTTTTTAAATGTAGATCCTGCTAGAGGTAAATGAAATAACATAGAATCAAACTCTGGTTCGTACTCTGTCATTTGATCCATGATTTGATAGTTCATGAAATCTTTTACTCTATGTGCTTGTTGATCTTTAGCTGGTGTTTTAACTCCTAAGACCTGTGTTCTTACTGGACCGTCACTTGGTAATAATTCTTTGTATGCTGTAGCTTGGAACTGTGTGACAGCTTCTGCTAGTACAGGGTGCGTGGCCCCCGAAGCGCCTTGAAAAGGCTCTGTTCTGTTTTCGTATTTAAATCCTAATAAATCAAGCCCCTCTGTGTAAGATTTCTCCCAATCTTTTCTAGACATCTTGTAATCCATGTAATTACTTTTTAATTCAGATCCTACTGGGTCTAAAATATCTTCAGGTAAGATATCTGCTAAATTATCAAAATGTTTTTCTGTTCCCGGTACATTAACTGCACTTGGTTCAAAATCAATCGTTGCACCGCCATCCTCTTCAGGGATAACTTCTACGGGTGCCTGTTCTTTTATTTCTTCCTTTATCTCGACCTCTTCGCCCGGAACTTTAATTTGAGTACGAGTGTTAGGAAGTGATTTATCTATGTCTGCCATTTAAACTCCTAGTATTTTCTACCACGTTTTATTATAGAAGCCAAGCCCTGTGGTGTGGGTCCTGACTCTGGTGGTGGACCTGATTCATCACCAGCCCCCTTGGCTAAACCGCCTCCTGCAAAATTAAGATCTAACTCAAATCCTGTTACATTTTTGCTTGCTTCTTTGACGCCTCGTTCTTTTTCTTTTGCAGCTCTAAATTTTTCTATTTGACCTAGACCTGCTGCATAGTTATTTACACCTTGGTTGTATAATTCTTTATCAAAAATCCCCGCATCATTAACAAAAAGATCATATGCTTGGTCATATTGTTTAACAACATTATTAAATATTTTTGTAAATTTTTCTCTCTGTGCTCCAGTTGGATCGTTTTGATCATTAAAACGATCAAGTTGATCTTCGATGACGGGTAGCTTTTGACTTAGATCANTTAGGGTTTGNGTTGCATAACCTCTCTCACCAACNGCTTTTCTAATTTCTTCATCTTCACTTTGTCCTATACCTGTTAGACTTGCCAAAAATGCATTACCTATTATTCTTTCTTTCGAAAGACCTGAAGCATAATCATCAGCTACAAAAGGTGCAGCAAAAGCTAATTCACCTGCTAAACCTAACCCAGTAAATTTCCCACCTTTAATTATATTTCTTGCAATTCTTTTTCCGCCTGGTGTCTTGATTAAATTACGAATAACGTTTCCAACATCTTTAACATCGTCAGGTAGTTTTCTAAAATCTAAAAGCTCTGGATTTATTCTATTCATACCTAAACCTATATTATCTGGTCTTCTAAAAATATCTATACCTTTATCAACTATGTTAGATGTATTTGTTTTTGAATCAAATATAATATCATTGGCATATCCAATGTTTTGACCAACAGCACCTTTAATTTGAACGTTTTGATTTTTTAAAAATATATCTATATCGTTTACAATAGGTGAGTTAGGATTATTTATTACAAAGTTTTTAAGAGTTTCTACTTGTCCNCCTACTCTTCCCACTGCAACTTGAATGTTTTTGGGAAAAAGAGAAGCTGTTCTTTTACTACTAANTGGAATTTGATGTTCTACCTGAAATAATTCATTTGTTTTAGCTAAATCTCTTATTTTCTTAACAAGTTGTTCATCGGTAAAATCTTTATAGCGATCAAACTTTAACATAGGTTTAGATGTTTTTAATTCTGTAACATCTAATCTCATAGAGTCTATTAATTTTTTATTTCCTAAAATTTCTTTGTCTGTCATGCTTGCTATAGTTTTATTTTGTGNATTAATTTTATCCATGAGTGAAATGGTTTGGTCTAAAGTTGTTTTTCCTCCCGGCATTTTCTTTAAAACCTTTTCCATTTCTTTAATAGTTTTAGCNCTAACTTTTTGATAANTATATTTTCCACCCTTNTCTATATTTTCAGGTTTCATTAAATCTGGAGCTTTTTGTTTTAAAATATTATTTATTGTTTTTCTTTCTATTTTTAATTCTTTTGAAGCAGCNTTTTTACTTCCTAACTCTTTTACTTTGTCTATTACAAANTGNACNTACTCTGGATCTTTTGCAAGGTTAGCTGGTTTTAATCTTCCTGGTTTAGGCTTATTATATTTTTCTATGTAGGCTTTCATAACAGGTGAATCAATTTTTAATTGAGTTTTATCTGTTCCATATCCAATTTTTTTACCAATAGATTTTAAATCTAAATCGGTATCTTTAATCAACTCATCTATCTTCGCTAGTTTCTCATCTGTAATTGGAAAGGGTGTTCCTTTTTTAAAACCAATTCTACCACCGTCTGCAAAGCCATCATTAGAAGTTACCTCGTCAGATTTTTTGAGAGCGTCTCTAATCATATCTCTTAGGTCTGTTGAACGTGGCGGCATTTGCATGCCGGCTTTTGTAAATGTGTTATTAGGCTTAGTAGCTATTCTTTTGCCCGGCTCTCTTTTAAAGACATCTTCTTTTTCTTCTGGATCGGCTAGCGTGCCTTTGT